GTCTATTCAAGACATTAAAACATCGACAGCCGCCGGATATGATTATGTTCATTCTCTGTAGTCTTGCGCTTAATCAGCGATTCTGATAATGATGTTCAGATAATGGAGAGATTCGATGGCTGTACTCTCGATCCGACTTCTCCCAACTTCGTTGCACGAAAGATTGGAGATCAGTATCTCAAGTGGGATACTACCCAAAAGAGATTACGTCGATACGGTGAATATGCCAATCTTTCCAAGTTTGTTTATGTTGAAATGAACTCTGATGTGGAAGCAGGTGCGACAGATCCGCTCTATCTCCCCTTTGGTTATTATGGTCCCCCCAAGTGGACCAATGTCATTAACATCGGGGCTTCGGATGCTACACGCGTGGCTCAAGGTCCAATTACCGGTGGGGCCGGCGGTCTCAGATCATCCACCGTCTGGAACAACACAATTATGTTTGGAAGTGTCTATGCAATGACTTCCTCGGGCCAAAATGGCACCATTCCCACGGGCCCGAGCCTCGCAGGAAATATGGGAATCAACTCTACGGGTTCACTGCTTACAACCGGTTCAGCCCGTATTGGGCAGATTTCTGCATCCTTGTCTTTCCCAACCGACCTGTTACGGGCTTCAGCATCCGATGGTGGAATGTCTGACCCAACCAATGCATATTTCGGGTATCTAACGACACGAGATGCCACAAGCACACGCTTTGATGCAAGTTGCGCAGATTCTCATAGACTGCTCTTCTCGGATTTCCCCGATGATCCTACAATCGGCGCCATCCGCGCTACCGCCCTTAAGGGTTGCGATGGATGGGGGTATGTCTTTAGCTTGGATGATATTAAGAAAGATAGCTTAGATATTTATGCTTATGAATCAGGATCCCGAGCCAAAGAGACTAGTGTAACAAGCGCATCCTATGCAGACTTGCTTAACCAGGGCTACAATCGCTTCACGGCACCTTTGTGGGGCGGATTTGATGGGCTTAATATTAACCTTCCCGATCCGCTATACAATGCCGGAATGACTGTTGGAAGCTCCACCGAGAGAAATAGCTCAATTTATTACACATACAAGAGAGCTATCGACACAGTGGGCGATCCCGAATATCTGGATATGAATCTGTTGGCGGTCCCCGGATTGACAAACGATGACTTAACCAGTCACATGGTTACTGTTGCGGCAGAGCGCGCCGATACGTTGGCGTTAATTGATTTGAAAGATGTATATGTCCCAAGTTCGGAGGCATATTATTCGGACAAGGCCAATCGTCTTCGCACAACGCCCGTGCAGGCTTCTAACAACTTGCGCGATAGAAGGATTAACTCCAGCTATGGCTGTACTTTCTACCCTTGGGTCCAAACCCGAGATGAAGGAACCGGCATTCTCTTGTGGGTGCCACCGTCTGTAGCTATGATGGGCGTTCTCGCCAGTTCGCAGGCTAAGGCAGACTTATGGTTTGCTCCCGCCGGCTTTAACCGCGGTGGTCTTACTGAAGGTGCTGCTGGAATTCCGATTACAGCAGTGACTGAAAGATTAACCTCCAAGAATAGAGACACCCTCTATGATGCAAGAATCAACCCCATTGCTTCTTTCCCCAACACAGGAATCGTGGTCTTTGGACAAAAGACTCTTCAAGAAGGTCAATCCGCTCTTGATAGAATCAATGTTCGCAGACTGGTGATTTACCTTAAGAAGCAAATTTCCATTCTTTCCACTCAAATCTTGTTCGAACAAAACGTTCAAGCGACGTGGAATAGATTTAAGTCTTTGGTAGAACCGTTCCTTGCGAACGTTAAGACTAACTTTGGTATTACTGATTACCGATTGATTTTGGATGAGTCCACAACGACTCCAGACCTTATCGACCAGAACATCATGTATGCCAAGATTATGATTAAGCCTGCCCGAGCAATCGAATATATCGCAATTGACTTTGTGATTGCTTCTACGGGAGCATCGTTCGATGACTAAAAGATGTGGGAGATTTTTCTCCCGCCCACTATTTAATTGTAGAAGAAAGAGGAGTTATTAAATTATGCCATTCTGGTCAACCAACTTTGGAGAAGATCCCACCCTCCACGATCCCAAGAGAAAATTTAGATTTACAGTGGAGATTCAGGGGATCGATGCTCCTGGCGCAACATTGTGGTGGGCAAAGACAGTTTCTAAGCCCGCGTTTCAAATTGCTGCAGCAGAACACAAGTATTTAAACCATACGTTTTATTATCCTGGATCTGTTACTTGGCAAGACGTTTCGATGACACTTGTAGATCCGGTCGATCCAGATATGACAGCAACCCTTTCCGCTATTGTAGTAGAATCGGGTTATACTCCACCCACAGATCAGAATACTTTAACAACTATGTCAAAGGCTAAGTCGGCAGGTGCATTGGGCTCCGTCATTATCACACAAATCGACCATGACGGAAAGCCACTTGAAACCTGGACGCTTTGGAACGCTTTTATTACAGAAGTTAAGTATGGCGATCTGGGATATGGCGAAGACGACTTGACTGAACTGACTCTTACCTTGAAGTACGATTGGGCCCGTGTTGAAACTACCCACCCCTCCAAGGCAGTCTCAAACGCCGGAAGCTCTTTCTTTAATGTTTAATAAATAGAGGTGTACATTGTCGAGAAATAAAGGACGTGTAGGGGATATTACACAAAAACCTGAAGATACCAACCCCCCTCCACAAGTATTACAACAACAAGAGAATTCTGGATTTTCGTTTGTTGTCCCCACTGAGTTTGTAGATTTACCTTCTCAGGGTAGGTATTATCCAGAAGGCCACCCACTGCATAATCAAGAGAGTATCGAGATTAAGCAGATGACAGCCAAAGAAGAAGATATGCTCACATCGAGGACTCTTCTTAAAAAGGGCATTGCGCTAGATCGCGTAGTTCAAAGTTTGATTGTTGACAAGACGATCAACACTGATACTTTATTGATCGGAGACAAGAACGCATTAATTATCGCAACGCGCGTTTCTGGTTATGGAAACGATTACAACACAAAAGTAACGTGTCCAGCTTGCGCAGCCACTGAAGAATATAATTTTGATTTGAACGATAGTACCATTTATCGCGGAGAAGAGATTAGTATTCTTGATGTTACAGATAATAGTGATGGAACGTTTGATGTTGTACTTCCGAGATTACAAACGAATGTTACGTTTAGATTATTAATAGGGGCCGATGAAAAAAGACTCCTCAATACCAAAGCATCTAGAAATGTGGCGTTCGAAAAAACAATTACAACGCAGTTATTAAACATTCTCGTTGCTGTTAATGGCGATGATTCTCGGGAAACATTGCAATATGTCATTGACAACATGCCATCGATGGATTCCCGGCACTTAAGAGCTTGTTATCGCGCCGCAGCCCCCAATATAGACTTAACACAAACTTTTGTGTGTGAGGAATGCGGCCACGAACAGGAAATGGAGGTGCCGCTTAACGCGGACTTTTTTTGGCCTGACCGATAACTATATGGAGAACATTTACGAACAGTTCTTCTTTCTAAAATATTCGGGCGGCTGGTCATTCTCAGAAGCTTATAATTTGCCAGTCGGCTTGCGTAGGTGGTTTGTCGAGCGATTAGTGCAGCAACTTGAAGCAGAAAAATCAGCAATTGAATCCGCCCAAGGTGGCGGTCCTCGCACACAAACATTAACATCGCAAAACCAGCCGGCTGTACCACAACATCCAGGTAACATAAACAAACGGGGCTCTTAAGCCCCGTCTTTTTTTGCCTCAAACTATTTAATGTTGCTAGCTTGTAGTTTATAGAGCGAGGAACTATCAATGGCAGAAGAAACCGAAGAAAGCGCCGCAGAAAAAAGAATCAGATTGACGAGGCAGATTCGAGATCTCGAAAGAGAAATCGCAAGCCTCAGCGGCGAAGCCAAAAAAAATAAACAACTGGAATTGGAATCGGCCCAGAACCACCTCAATATCTTGACGAGAAGCGCCGATACCCTCAAAGAACACTTAGAGCAGTCCAAGACGCTTCTAGATAATTATAAAGAGTTAAAAAATAGCGCTCATTCAAGATGGCTTGTGGGAAAGCAGCAAGCCAAGGTTTATGCGGATGAAAAACTGCATCTGGAGGCCACTATCAGGGACTCGGATGAAATTAATGAGGGGGATTTATCCAGATTAAGAGTAGTATCCAAGCTAGCCACTCAACAAAAGGTAATAAACGAGAGACAAAATAGATACAAAATATCTTTGCAAGATTCAGTCACAGCCGGCCAAGAATTAGGGAACGCATTCGGAGCGCTCCTGTCCGTATATGGGACGAATCCAATATTTAATGTCGACAATATGGTGAAATTCGGAAAGGTTTTTCATAGCTTGATTCCCTCGATGCAGGGCATTAAAGACACATTTAAGACACTTGGGGATTCTGAGGTTACGCAAGAAGAAAAGATAAAATTATTAAAGTCGAATTTCCTAGGATTTAGCGAGATGTTAAGAACTGGTGTGCGAACAGCCGTTGTTAGTTTGGCCAACACCTTTCTTAACTTAATGTTTGCACTGAACGAATCAGAAACCGCATTCCAACGAACTACTGGCGCATCTCAAGATATGGCCCGAGAAATGACAAGGGGGTACGAGCGCACACGAGAAAATACAGTTACTCTTGCGCAGAACCAAGAAGCGTGGACAGCGCTGTATGGCACCTATACTGATTTTACAATGATCAGTAAGACAGCGCGCAAAGAGATTGGCGATACCGTAGCCACTCTTAATAACATAGGTGTATCCGCAGAATCTGCCGCTAAAGGGATGCAAACCGCAGCAGTGGCATTTGGCCAAAGCGGAACTGAAGCAGCAAAAACATTAATTGAACTTGAAGGCTATGCTAGAGATATTGGTGTGGCGCCGGCACAACTAATTGAACAATATGGGGCGATGGGGGGCTCACTAGCAAAGTTAGGGGAGAATGGCACCCGTGCATTTAAAGACTTAGCGAGAGTTTCAAAGATCACCGGTTTAGAAA